AGAAATTTTATGTTAATACATAGAAAAAGTACCACTTGTTTGATAGAAGTGGTACTTTGCTTTATAAGTAAGTTAACTATACGAATAAATAACAGCAAGTTCTAAATCGTACTGTCCTCCTGACTTACGTGTTAATTGTTGTGTAACTGTTAGATGCTTACCACATAATGTAGCGATAGAACCTTGAACGGATGCTTCCCCTTGTGAATCTATTGATCTAACAATAACAGCAGACGGAAATTCTGCTAAATCATATAAACCATAGTTGTTATTGCTCAAAGTCAGCCAATCTTTCAAATTGTATGTATTCGATTGGCTAGTTATGCCAATTATAAAGTCAGAATTGTTGTTGTTACGCAAAATGTCTAAATCACCAATCACAATATAACCAGCTCCGGGGTAGCTAGTTGCATAAGTAGCGACTGTCACAGTAGATTCTACTATAGGTTGCCCGTCTAGCTCACATGCTAAATCATATACTGCAGTAGCTTCCCCGCCACTTGCAATTATCCTGCTGTATAACACAATACCATGTATGCGACAATCTTCTCCAGGAACAGCAAAATCTAATAATGTATCAACTGAACTGTCTACAGATGATTTTGTCCTCTTTACATGTTTAACTCCCCAGTACCTACTCTTCATACCTCCACTACTACTCATTAAAGAACTTATTGTAGAACTCATGATTTAATTTCCTCCTTTATACACATAGAAAAATAATAGTTGTTTTGTTTCTTTTTACACACATAAAAATAAAAATCGCTTTACGCAGAATACAATTTTCTGCAAGCGATTTTCTCTTCTTTAACACACATTAAATTTTTTGATACAAAGTTAGCTACTGTGTCAGAATTGCGATTCTCCCCCCCCCATTTGAAACTCTGTTTGATGAAATCAATAATGTTTCACACATAGTTTATCTGCTCCTTTGCATCAAAAGTTTTTGTTTTGTTTCTTTTACACAGTATTATGTAAGGTTGAGATAACATAGCTTTAAGAGCTGCAAAGTGTGTTTTTGTTGTGTGTGTTTTGCAGCTCTTGTGGAAGCTATTTTTCTATGTGTATAAAGTTGTTTAGTTGACTTAGAATTAGATTACACCGTATGGAGATATTCCATATGGATTAGTATTCTCTGCAGTTCCTACCTGTCCCGCGTCTTTCTAAAATTTCGTATGATCTCGCGCCGAACTAGTATGCTCGGCGCGTATGTTTGCAAGTTAATAAGTTCTTAGTGGCGACATTCGTCGCCGATTTTGGATTCGGGATTCAGATGCAGCCGAACGGCGCGAGCCCAAGGTAGTTGCTTGCACTGTCGTAGACAGCACTACTGTCGCGGTCGACACGGCAAAAGTACATTGAGCTGTTGATCCAAGGAGAACGCTCCCACCATTCGTAAGCCGAACCGTTTACTTTCTTAATGAGGTTAGCTCCAGTCTCATACCAAGTGAACTGTGTTCCCTCTCCTGGGGCTGAATTTGGAGTCGAACCGAATACCTCAATCTCCGAAGGAAGAGCGAACCAATCAACGTCGGTATTAATAGTTGTACTCTGGTCACCTGCGGAAGTCTTATTCTCGAATTGTTTGAATATTGGTAACAAATTCTGTGGCAATGATTTCTTGAATACCGAGTTACACCAAGTTCTACGACGGCATGAAGTCCAACCGCCCACATTGGAGCTAGAGCTGTTCATGTAGCCTTTTTCCTTTAAGCAGTCCTTAAGGCCCACAACGAATGAGCAAGTAGTTCTTCCACTTGCTGTAGGCGCGCTAAGAGTCTTACCTCCGCTATTCATTAATGTAAACACAGCTGTCTGCGCTGCATGCGATTCTCCAACACCGGTTGCAGTCATTGCAGACAGTGCAACTTGTCTCTCATCTCCGACATTCCAATAATCTGCTAGATTTATAATTCCTGCATCTGCTGCAGCTACCATCTGCGCAATCTCTGAATCAGTTCCACTTGCCCATGTAACTATTTTAGCTGCAGATGTGGTAACAGGAGTACCACCTGCAGAAACGACATCAACACGTCTAACCATGGATATTTGAGACGCATTAGTATAAGTTACAGTCCATTGACCCAAACATTCAATTAACACTGATAATGTAGATTCACCTTGTGGAAATGTAACTGTATGAGTATAAAGACCGTTCACGTCTGCGATAGTAAGAGTTCTGCCTCCCATACTTCCGTCAATATCAATAATGAGCAATGACGGTAATGCCCTGCGGTCAACTATAGATGTTACTGTACAACTCATATCTTATCATTCCTCCTTTTCATATCTTGAAAAAACATAAAAATAAAACCGCTTTATACTCAGAGACTTTCTCTGAAAGCGATTTTCTTACTTGTTTCTATTATACTTGATTCAGTTAACACAGAGTTAGTTACTCTGCGGAAATTGAGATTCTCCCCCCCCCATTTGAAGATCTATTGACTAATATTTGATTTGTTGAAGTCAATTGTGTTTTTCGCATTATATTGTATCTTCACTCTTTCTCTTTTTGTTAACTGTTGTGTGTTGTACTACGATATTAAATAAGGTTGATGTTGTTTCTTATTTGTTTTAGAGAAAAACAGAGAAAAAGACAGCTGCGTGTTTTTGTGCAACTGTCTATTTTCATGTGTGTAAAAAGAAACAAAACAACTCTCAACTATGTGTATGTTAGAGTGGTTTGTACCAAACGTGGATTTCGCTACGGTCACCTACTGTCTGAATTCGAAACTGGTTTTCAACTTCGAAAGGTTCCGGCAATAGGTTCATAGCTTGCAACGATGTTATGTCAGTGGACATAACATGACTAGTGTTGCTTACCGGATTAAATACAGCAGCGCCTTTGACATACCCTGAACCATCCCATAAATATGGGCTTAGATAGGTCACAGAATGTGCAAATAGAGCTGATGATCCTTGGGTGGTGAGATTATTTAGCATCATATTGCTAGATGTAAGAACAAATGTTACAGTATCGTCTGATGGAGAAATAGATTGTGTATTCCCATCTATAGTTACATTTATGCTGCTAGGTTTATTACTGTTTTGGACTACCACCACTTCATATATTTTAGCACTTTCTAAAAGTTCAAATATTCCTGTAGTATTTTTATTGATTTTTACATGCTGCAATGTTCCTAACAAATAAAACGGATTCTGCTCCTTAATCATCTCTTCTAAATCTGAAGAGCCTCCACTTGATATTGAATTAACTAAACAACTCATGTTAAAATTTTCCTCCTTTATATACATAAAAATAAAAACCGCAATGCTAGACTTTCAGTTTAGTCTGCAAGCGATTTTCTTCACCTTGAAACATATTTAGTTTGAGAGATCTAGTTGGTCTTACTAGATTAACGCAGTGCTTGCCCCCCCCCTATTTGGAGCTCGGTAGATGAATATTCTGTTCGATGTGTTTTCAGTTGCAGTTTGCATCATACTCTGTATGCTCCTTTTTGATTTCTTGTATGTTGTGAAAGATTTTTTCTACATATAAATAAGGTTACTTTATATTGAATGTAAACACCTTCTGCCCGCAATCGTAAACTGGTAACCAACCGTTTTCTAGCATCAATTCTTCGTTCGATGTTCCTTTGCCGTAGTTAGTTTTGAAGATTTGATCGTATCCGCGTTGTCTTAAATAAGTGTCTCTTACATATTCTGTGCCCTTTGACCAAACTTTAGCAGGCGGTGTTATGTGGTCTAAATGCATTCCTATCTGCGCATAAACTGCTCCTTGGAATTTAGCGCTGTCGCAGTAAGAAACGATAGAAGCGTCAGGATGTTGTTTAGTGAAAGCTGAAAATAATCTACTTGCTCCACCTACTACTTCAACTCCGTGTTTACTACACAATCTTAGTAACTCAAAGTCGTACTTAGAGGTGTATCGAGGTTTGCCGAAAGACATTATCTGTACTAATTCACAACCGTTCATCAATCCGAATATTTTATCCTGTCCTCTACATTTGCCTTGGATGTGGTAGTTTTCTTCAAATTCACAAGCAGTAGCTTGGTCTACTTCTACTAATACACACTTGCGTGCGTAAATTACTTCCTTAGGCTGAAGCATTGCTAAGATCTGCGAAGCAATGTCCCAATCGAAGACATGAATGCATCTGTAACCATTTTCTTCTGCCAACTTCGTTTTGTCTGCGTGATAGGTTCTAGGGGTGATACAATCTTCTCCCCACACAGAAGTATGTGAATTATGGGTCCAAGTAGGGTCAATTTCTACTAAAATGTTAGTACCAGTAACATGTATGTCGAAACTGAATCTACCTATGTGTTTTTCAAATTCGCATTTGCAACCTAACTTCTCTAAATCTTTTGCAAACTGTCGGTTAGGTTTAGTTATTCGCTGTAAGTTGCCTTGGTTGATTTCTTCTGTCATAACGTACCAAGGAACTCCGTATCTTTCTAGAAATGTAGTTGTTATCTTTTCCTTTAATTCAGGAACTAGCATACTTGCATGCGCTCCGTATCTTGCTATCATTGTGTCTTCGTGTCGCTTCTGTGAGATTTCTATGAGCTCTTTGCTATACATCGGGTTAGGTCCGCCGTACTTTGCTGTCCATTTAGCTTTAATTCTTTCTTGCACTTCTAAGCTTCCCCATGGATTCTCAGCCCCGTATCTTTCTAAGTTTGTTGCTTTGCGCTGTTCGGCTACTTCTGGAAGCGTAGCAGGCCATTCTGTCCCATGTTTTTCTAAGTTAGACTGTTTCCATTTTTCTAACATCTCAGGATTCTGTAAAGGAAAATCTACTCCGTATTTCTCATTGTTAGTTGCTACAATCTTTTCTCGCAATTCCTCAGAACCTATGCCAATTCCTCCATATCGCTCTTCCATTGTCTTTGCAAACTTTTCTTTGAATTCGTCAGTTTGTGAATAATATTCTGTTCCGTATTTTTCTAAATTAGTTTGAACTGATTTTTCTTTGACTTCTTCGTTTTGCATTGGATTCTCTGTACCGTACTTAGCCAAGCTAGTTGCTTTGTATCTTTCCTTGAATTCGTCAGTCTGTGAATAATATTCTACTCCGTACTTCTCTAGACTATGTTGTTTAGCAAGAGATTTTGCGTGTTCCGAATTAACAGAATCTTTGTTGCCGTACTTTTCTAAATTAGTTGCGTAAATTCGCTGTAATCGACATTCCTCCGAACAAGCCTGAGGTCCTATGTAGTTTTCTTTGATTTCTGTCAGCTTTCCACACACTGGACAAGGTCCATAATGTTTTTCTGTACAATACACTTGTCTAGGTGTGTTAGGCACAAATTCTTTATTACAAAGAGGGCAAATCTTCTTAGCTAGCTCTCCGCCATTCTTCTGCTTTGCAACTTCAGCAGGTGCTAAAGAACCATACTTCTCTAACTTAGTTTGCTTCATTTTAGCTGCACCTTGTTTAGCAACTCCAGACTCTTTCCTGTAAATTCCTCTACACTTAGCGGAACATGTTTTAGCAGTGTAAGGACTTACTCTCTTGAACTCCGCACCACAGATTATACACTTAGCCGGAGTGCTTTTACATTCCGGACATATCGAAGATTTGTGTGTTGCATTAAATTCGTTATTACATACTACACAAATATAAGTAGGCATATTCATCAACCTTTCTATTAATTTGAAATCAGTTGTTGGCTGTGTATGCATATTATAAGATAAGTTTGCAAATTTGTCAAGTGTTATTTTAGTTTTGTCACCATTGACTTTTCCTTTAATTTATCTTATAATACAAACAACAAAGGAGGGCAGATGCACATGGGCAGAAAGATAGTGTTTACTGAATCGCAGTTAATTGAGCTAAAATCGTTGATTAATTCTGGAATGCGTCAAACTGATATTGCGAAACATTTTAGTGTTACTGACGATACTATTCGAAGAATATGCAGAGAAAATGAAATTGTTGTTAAGATGCCTCACAAGTGTATTTGTTCTATTTGCGGAGATGTGTTTTACTCTAATGTGAAAGATGCTAAGACTTGCAGTAAAGAGCATCATCGGAATTGTGTTGTTTGCGGTAAGGACTTTATTGTTGATAGGTACAATGTGAGGAACACATGTTCCGCTAAATGCAGTTCCGTAAAGAAATACGGAGTTGAGTTCTACTTGCAGTCTAGAGAGGCTAAAGAGAAAACTAAGCAAACTCTTAAAGAGAAATACGGAGTTGAAAACATTTCACAGGTTAAGGAAGTCAAAGATAAAGTCAAGCAGACTTGTTTAGAGAAATATGGTGCTGAGAACTACATGCAGACTGAAGAAGGTCAAGCTAAACGCAAAGCTACTAACTTGGAGAAGTATGGTGTAGAAGAAATCTTAGCAGACAAGAAGTTTAGAGAACAGATTGCTAAAATCAATGTAGAAAAGTATGGAGTAGAGCATCCAATGCAGACTAAAGAGATTAGAGCTAAACATGTTGCAAAGATGAATAAGTTATATAATGTAGACAATCCAATGCAGGTAGAGGAGTTTAGGTCTAAACTACTTAGAATTTGGAAAGAGGAGCACTTTGATACATCTAATTTAGTTGTAAAGTTCCGACAATTACTATCTGAAAACAACATTGAATTTGAATCAGAATTTGCGCTTGGCCAATATCTGTATGACATAAAAGTAAACAACTACCTTATTGAAATTAATCCTACAATTACACACAATTCTGCATTGAGCATTTTTCCAAACACACTTCCAACTGATCCTAAATACCACTTAAACAAATCACAAATAGCTTCAGAAAATGGATACCAATGTATCCATGTTTTCGACTGGGACGATTGGAACAGAATCCTGCTTCTAATTCAACCCAAAGAACACATCTACGCAAGAAAATGCAAAGTTGTTGAAGTTGACAGAAAAACAGCAGAAGAATTTACTTCTAAGTATCACATCCAAGGCGCTTGCATAGGTCAGAACTTAAATCTAGGCCTAGAATACAACGGACAACTAATACAAGTAATGACTTTCGGCAAACCCCGATACACTCGAAAATACGACTTAGAATTACTTAGATTGTGTTCTATATCCAACATCAGAGTAATCGGCGGTGCTTCAAAGTTGTTCAAGCATTTCACAAACCTCTATCCGGATAAATCAATCCTGTCCTACTGCAACTTATCGAAATTCAACGGAAAAGTCTACGAAGAAATAGGCATGACCCTCCACCACATCTCAGAACCCGCAAAGGTTTGGTCTAAAAACAACGAATACATCACAGACAATTACCTAAGACAAAGAGGTTTTGATCAAATATTCCACACAAATTTCGGCAAAGGTAGTTCAAACGAAGAACTTATGTTAAAGCACAAATGGTTACCAGTTTACGATTGCGGGCAGAAAGTGTTTGTTTGGAGTGCGAACTAGTGCGAAATACAAAGGAAAAGGCGAAGCTTTTGTGTAGCTCCGCCTAAATTTATAAGATGTGAAACTAGTGAAGTTGCCATGTTTACTACATGTTCTCGGTGCCCGCCGGAAGGCAAACCAAGTCTATTGTCAGGTCATTTATTATTCCCTCCACCCAGATGCGGACTTGACCTACCACTGAATTCAAGTTAACTGAATCCAAGCTGTTAAGGTCTTTCGACATCTCTATCTCATAATGTGTAATTGCACCGACTGCCTGCATAGTATCCAACAAAGGAGAGCACCCCGCAAAAAATTTACTGTAAGCCTCCTGATTATTATACTGGAATGTGATTGCAATACCGCATCTGAAGATTAGATCTTTGATTGCATCTACTAAGTAGCGTGTTGAGAGGTTTTGCAATGCTTGATAGGTAGCAGGTGGCACGTCGAAGCAAGTACTGTTGCCCCACAATGTCATTCCCATATCTGGGATTTCTGCGATTACATTCAAGCTTACGCCTTCGATACTTTGCCAATCATCTAAGAGATGTTTTGGAACAATGTAATCTGGAGCGCCGATTGTTAAGTTATGTTTTCTTGTTGTAGGCATTGCCCATTCGTATTGTAGGCTCTGGTTCTTTAACATTGCGATCTGGATCATTAATGCTAAGAATGCAGGAGGGGCAATGTTGTTTCTTGCTGTTCCTACGTATTTGTATTGACACCAAGGTGCTATAAGTGAGCTATGTGTTGCGAATAATCCGTCGTTATCAGTTACTCCTGTTGGAATGAATTTAGATACCTTTTGTGCGTAACCTTCTTGGTTTGTGTCGTCTGAGTCAATCCATACACCGGATCTGAGAAGTGATCTTGGAACATCGAGCAATGCGCACAAGCATCTTGAATTTGCTGCTACAGCCATCATCTTTGCATGGAGCGGTGAAACTGTTCCTATTCTTGCAACTCTCTCACCTGTTAAGAACAAGTAATCTTGGTCGTCCCAACCTGGCAAGATAAGTCTCTTTGTATTGTATGCGAGCTTATCTGTTAAGATTGTTAAAATCTGGTAAGCTGCGTTGAAGTTCCACTCTCTGTTGCGGATTGTTGCTGATTTAGATACTGATGGATTATTTGACTTAACTAGGTTAAGTGCTGCAACATAATCTGTTGGGTCTGATCCTGAATAACCATATCTTGCAGTTGCAAGTGAGATTGCTTCTGTCATCATTGCTTCTGCTGATGTGTCTGCTGCTCTATCAGAACCACCTGCAAGCTGAATTTGCTCTGCTGAAAGAACCACATCTGCATCTTGTTCGATTCCGTCTACGATGAAATCGAAGAATGCTGACTTAATCTCTGAAATGTGCAAGATTGTATCGGTTGAGTTATCTAAATCAAATACGAATGTAAGATTTTCAACTGCTGTTTTTGCACCTGTTGAATCTACAATGTAAGAAACAAGATTCCAATAATTCTTGTTGTTTACTTTGCGGAGTGTTGCGATTAAGTTGTTACCAAATGATCCCGGATATTTTGCTCTAAGTGTAAGTGAGCCAACTGTTGAATCGTTTCCGATTGTTGCATCAAACTTGTTAGATGCATGTGCTCCTGCGCATACACGACAAACATCGAGATCATAACCTGTTGTTAAAAGTGTTACTGCGATCTGATAAGAAAAATCTTGTGCAGATCTGTAGTTTGCAGCAGGTCCTCTGTATGTAGATGTAAATGCTTCAAGTCCTTCTTGAGTTGATGGAAAATGTTGGAACACTGTGGTTTCAAGCATTTCATCAAGAGAAACTCCGGCTGATGCTGGATCTTCATAAGCAGGTCCCCAACTAGCCGTGATTGGCAGTGCTACAGAACAGAACTGACTGCTACCGCTAGAATAAGTGTAATTTCTAGAAATTTCATTGATTGTAATTTGAGCCATTACCTTTTCCTCCTTGATATTTATTTTAATTATCGCTCTTTATCTAAGATTCAGACTTTTCAGGTTCAGCTTGCTGTTTTGCTTCTTTCTTATTAGAAGCAGGTTCGCTTTTCTTCTCTGTGTCTTTCTTAGATTTCTCAGAAGACGGTTTCTGCTGTTCTTGATTGTCCTGAGGCAATCCTTTGTCTTTTTGCACTGGTGCGTCAGCGAGAATCATGAATCTGTCATTGATGTAATTGTCAACTTCCTTAGTCTCGCCTGGCTTAAATGTTACTCCGTAAAAAGTCTTATCGGAATATGATACATTTTTATAAAACACAATATCACCTCTTTCTACATTTATTTAAGGTTTTGAGGGTGTTTCAACACAACATCCTCTGCGATTACTCTTTCTAGGTGTCTAGGTGTATAAGATACTAATACTGCTCCTTGGCACTCTAACTCTATTATAGATTCGTAGATTGTATAAGTTTCGTAATCTGTTGAGCCTTTTTCTTTTCTGATTGGGGTATCAGGATTGATTGCGACTCCAAATCTCAACTTACGCTTTGACTCATATGGTATTTCTATTGTTAGATAATACATTGAGCTGTATCTGAAGAGTAATTCACGTGTTACTTCATCCATGTCCGCTGTGTTAGTTGTTAACACATGCAGATCATATTTCAAATCTATTGGAATCATCTTTTCTATATACACATTGTTTGTTTCCGGGTCAAAACATGTTGCAACTCCTGAATGTGTTCTAGCAAAGTTGAATCTTTTTGGATCTAGCGGAGTATCCGAATGTCTGTCTAAGAATATTGCAGGAAATGTCAGTTTATCATCTTGTATCTGTGCTAAAACACCTAATATTCCGCCTACATTATTCATAAGTTTGACTGTGCTGTTGAGCCCTCCGGTGGGATCTATGCAATTTGATAAATCTTTTGCAATTGCGTCATCATAAACCCATAACATATTCAAATCTCCTCTGTTTCTTCTTTAGTCATATGGTAGTTTCCTCTGTAATCAACATCTGACCTGAGGAAATGATTAGATCCGTTGAATGTTTGTTTAACTTCTACTTCAGTTCTTCCTACAATGTGTTCTACACCGCCGTATGCTGGCATGATTTGACAAATCAAATGGTCAGGTGCTTGTATATCGTATGTAATCTCAGTTACTTTGAATATCCTATCAGGCAATTCTGCATACTGTCCTGCTATCCTGAATACACTGTCCCTTTGCACATGTGGAAGATTGAAACTACAATGCACAAGGAAAGGAAGATCTTGACTGTTTTCAACTACCCAACCTAGCCTCTTGAATGTTTTCACCTTAGGGCTACCTTCAAAGAAGATATGTGTTTCAATTGGTTCTGAATAGCTGTCAATTACTGCTTCACCTTGTGAGTTTGTTCCGGGCAAGTTTGGAAACTGATAAGTACAAGGTATTCCTTGTAGCTTTAATGCTTCATCATACCTGTCCCTCATTAGTTTTATGTCTGGACCTATGAGATTATTCATCTGAATCACTTCCTTCGTACACTGTAAACTGAGAATCGTCTACAGGCTCGGATCCGTATATTCCATCGTCGGTTGGGTCATCGTCTTCTTCGTCGTATGGATGAAATGTGTCTATTATGTTTCCGCATGCGATATCTGCGTCTGCCTTGTATTCGTCTACAGGGTCAATGTTTTCGTCTAGTATATCGCATATGTTAAACATAGATGTTACCCAGTCCCAAGAATACTTTTCATGTGTTACATTCATGACTGAGCCGTTATTTACTTTATCTACATATTTTGCTCTAGTTAACCTGGTTCCGTATGTAAGCAAATCTGAATTATCTTTTGCTGAATTAAAGATAATTATGTTTGGCTTCCACAATACTTCGCCTTCTTTGTTTACTTCTTGTAAGAGCACTCTGGTTATCTTGTCATATCCCAGGTTGTCAATTGTTGCTAAGAATGATATAGTTTCGCCAGGAAGGTTACTCTTGACATCATACTTAACATAGAAACCAAACTTAGCAATTTGCTCTAATATTTGTTCAGTAGAAAGGAAGGGCAAATCATTGCCCTCCTCATCTTGCTCTGTAATAAGCTCTCCTGCACCTTGTATCATTGCTGCAAACAGTGTGCCCAATGTGGAATGATTCACTTGAAGAATCATTCCTTTGAGCGTTCTGCCTTTCATTGGTTTAACTATTGACAGATACAAGTTCCGGCTGTTGTTGGACAGACACTGCGTTATCTGATTCCAATTTGATATCTGGTAATGAAGTGTTCGACTCATCTGTTTGCGCTCCTTCCGCTTCATTATTACTTCTAGATTCCTTCACATACCTCTTAAGCTCAAGCTGAAATGCTACTAAATTATCTGTAGTAGTTTCAGGATACTCTGAAAAATATGCTGCTATCATATCCAACTTCAACTTGAAGTACAGCATTCTGTGTTCCATATCGGAAACCTCTGGATGCTTTTCCTTGAATATGAAATAACGGGTAAGAACGGAACTAAATGCTTTGTGCACTGCAGCATCTTGTTTTGATAAATCTGCTTTGGCAATAGCTTTGAAATTGGTTCCGTTGTAGTGCTTAAGATCCGAAAAGAACATTGTTGTTAATTCTTTACTAGTACGCACCTTCTCCACCTCCTGCTTCTACATCTATGTTCCATGTATTAACTGATGCTCCCGTTGCAGGAAGTGTTTCAGATAATATTTCTGTAAGTGCTTCTTTATATGGATTGTCATCTGTGATTCCTAACTTAGTTAACAAGTCTGTTATTGTACCTGCCTGTCCAAGTGCGCTATCACGTCTTTCAGATGCAACTGTGCTCATTTGAGTTATAATTGGGTTCATGTGTAACTCAAACTTGTCAACCATACCTGATAATCCATGTTCAATGAAATACTTATTCATTGCGGAACGCCAACCTTCTTTGTAGGCTGTTTCTATTCTTTGCAATGAGTTTCCATATAATGCAGATCTTTGTGACATAACTGCACCTGCTCCACCTAATCCTTCTGCGGAAGAGAAGTTCATCGCTTCTTTTGGTACACCTAATACTGATAACTTCTTATCCTGATAGTATTCAAGCAATTTGTTATCAGCGTCACTTGCTTCTGCCATGTTAAGATCTGTTATAGAAACTGCATCCTGCCCGCCAATTTTCGGCAAGTAAATCAGGTTATTAGGACTCTGTGGATTTACAAAACTCTGTGCGTCTCCTGTTCCTGTATGAATAGTTAACTGTTGCTCTATCATGTCCTTGATTTGCTGTAATGTAGCTTGGATTTCTTCTTCCTCTGCGTTACCGCAATCGACATTGATAAATCTAACTATTCTAGAAAGAGAAGAAAGCACAAGTGCGTCTTCTATCAAGTTAAGTGTCTGAGTAGGCTGAGTTGCAGCTTCCATCAATGGTTTTCCGAACTGAATGTCGTAAGTGACTTCTTCTCCATTCATGTCTTTTGCCGTGAATGTAAGGTCTCCGATAAGTCCACCTAATGTGAAATGTATAATTGCGTTTTCATCGTAAACAATTGTCCTACCTGAATCGTCGTCTGGTTCTAATATGAAACCTTCAGGTCTGCCCATTCTAATTAAGTGCAATGTTTCTTCAGGTGGTAACTTTGTTGATGCTACAACTTCATACAAATCATCTCTTATTGTGTTATTATCGAGAGAAACAAGCTGGCGTTGGCTCAACTTACCCTCATCTCTATAAAGTTTAGTTGTCGGTAGATATAAGTTGCCGATTGTAGCTAATTCTAAGATGTGATCTCTTGCATATTTGTTGATGTCCCACTCTTTGAATTTAGTGTTAACTATATCTGCGACTTCTTGATAACTTTCTTCAATTGCTGTTGCCCAGATAATCTGCCCTGCCGAATTCGTTGTAGTTGCATCTGTTGCGTAGTAAGATAAAGCTGTTGCAATTTGCGAATCTTGAGCTAATGCTCGCATGGTATCAATTTGTGTTCGCATCTCAGTTACGTCTGATGCTCCTTTAAGAGACGATACCCTGTAGAATGATCCGGTTACTAGCTTTCTCAGTATTGTCGAATGCGGAAACTGTTCCTTCTGTGCAGTTCTGGACCTATTTAATAATCTATCTAACCATGTTGCCATTTATTTGCCCTCCATTTCTATAGAAGGTTCCTTTGCAGGTCGTCGTCTATTTCGTACTGTGCAAAGAATGTATCTTCTTCTACCATCGGGATACCGTGCAACCTTGCTTTCTGAATTACTTGTCCTGAAATTCCGTCATTTAGCGAACCTGTTATAACTAAATCAGGAAGATCATTTCCTGGTTCAATTGCAGGAATTACTTTTGCAGCATAGCTCTCTATAATAGATGCTATCTCGTTGTAATCTCCTCTCTTGAATTTACCTGTTATAACAAATGTGTTTCCTCTGAATATTGGGTCACCTTCAAACTTTTGCTTTCTCGGAGACACTTCTACTATATCGAATAAAGTCTGAATAGTAGACATGTTATAAGGTTCTTTAAGCCAATCAGCTAACTTCCTTACAGCAGGCTCAAGTAAATCTAAGTCTGTTTCAAGTCTGAGAGGATTCTCTAAGTAATAAGTAACTGTTTTAGTATCATTATTACACTTATTAGCGAATCTCTCCAGTAAGTCTGAATGAGGTACTACTTCTACTGGAATAGCTGCTCTCAATACATCTGCTAGGGTTGCTTCTATCTTAATATCTTTGTATTTATCTAGCGATAATATGTCAGTCAAGCACAAGATATCTTTGTTTTTGACTGCTTCGTTGTATTCGTCTTGGTCTATAACATCAAGTCCTAAAGTAGACAGCATTTTAACTGCATGTGGGTACTCATGTGATAAGCAATATGGGTCGTCACACTGTACTGGAGCAGACGATTGACCAATTCTGTTTATCTTACCGCACACCGGACACTTAACTTCAACAGGTGCTGTATTGCAAACAAGCTCTGCGCCATTCTCTAATCTAGTTGCGATGATGTCGATTGGTTTGTCTTCGTTTTCTCTTTCAATAAGCAATGCACAGCCCTTTGTTACGTTGTGGTGCAAGATAGCTGAATAGCTGAATACATACTCCTTTAGTGATTCGCTAAGTACCTTTGCTTTCCAATAACCATCGTTATCAATAAACAATGTAGGTTCATTTGATACTCTAATCTGCATGAGCGTATCTGCTACATATCTGCAATTAAGTTCTTCATAAACGAAGTAACCTGCAACAAATGATCTGTTGAATGGATATGATGCAGTTGATGTTAATGATTCCATTGTTTGGTCTTGCATTGCTACAGGAACGACTACCTGCGGGAGTAAATTGAATTTAGCCATTGACAAGAAGTTCCTTATCATCATTGCTCCTTGGAAAGAAGCTGCAAGGCTGTGTGCATATCCTGCGTAGAATTCAAACTTGCCTCCGTTCAACATATCGTCAATGTATCCTGCTGTTAACGAAAAAGGAATTGACCCTTCAGTCATTGGAACTTTGTCACTATAGAATACACCATAGACCCAAGTGGTTCCTCCCTTAGTTGAGATCGAATTAGGTACGAATTTCTTCATCCTGTCGAGAATCTCACCCTTATTAGCAGGTATTAGATCTTCGTACATCGGATCTAAATTAGCTGAAAATCCTAATCTGAACGACTGCAGTAATCCGTGTTCGTTGTACTGCAACTTAACTGGTAAGCCTGCAGGTACCACTGATACACATGAGCTCGGCTTACAAAAGGTTTTTGCAAACTTCATTTTAATTCCTCCTTAGAATTGAATGTTTTTGTTGAGTTACTTTTATCTAAATCAGCTTTACGCCGTTTAGCTTCTTTTTCTTGTTTGTGTTCTTCTACCATTTGTCTGAACACTAATCCGTAAAAATCTACTAGCATCTTTGACTCCTTATCTTTGATTGAGTCCCAATCTATTTTATTATTCATTTGTTATCTTAGTGTAGGAAACCTTCCGGGCCCTACTGTCCTGCTCGATGACATTGGACTTCTAATTGTCCCTCCTCTTCCTGTATTCACTGCAGCTGCTATTGCTGCAATTGACTTTGCAGGAGGTCTAGCTGTAACCTGATCTAATACAAGCGAATATGATGCACCTACTAAGCTTTCGCAAACGTCACCATGCCCGCCATCAGTTGCTTCTGGAATTTCTATTTTGTTGTTTATTCTCTGTACTGATACTAATTCATCTTCTTGCAATTGGCACTTCACTAACTCTATTCTCTGGTCTATAAGTAAGTTCTTAATTGCTATGAAAGCATCCATTGAACCTGAAATTGAAATCTTCTTTGTAATAAAATTCTGCTGCGATAATGTTTCAAGTACAAATGATGACTGATAACTATCGCAAGATATTGTTCCTATATTATAATGTTGTTGTCGCAAGTAAGATATGAAATTAATTACTTTCTGAAAAGACTGTCGATCTCCTCTAGGTGCTTCTATGCCTACTGCGAATACTTGTTTAATAAACGGTAACGCAATCTTTTTGCCTTCTGAGGTTTCAACTACTTTGTTACCGCATACACAACAACCTGAAATACCTGTTCTGTTTCTAGTTTCTGCAAAGTCTATATGTATATTCATTTGTTGATTCTTAAGTTCTCTAGGTACAACTTCGTCATGATAGAAGTCTGATATTTCAACTCCCTCATCACGCATACCTATAACTAAAACGTCTTCGTAAAATGGATTTTGTCTTTCTTGAGATACACAAGGTGTAATCATCTCCTGTGTTACAAAACCCATTGCTCCTGTTACCGATATTCCCGCTAAATCACGTAATGCGATATCATAGTCTGCAAGGAAATCTTTTCGCATTTCCGCAGGAGCTTCTACAACTTGGTATCCTTGTGCTTCATACTCTTTTCTATGCTCCTCATCGTCATTTTCTTCTGGTATAACGAAACCTCGTTTGTATCTGTCTCCAACAGTAAAATGGAACACCTCATCTGAGAAAAATGATTTAGGTAATATGTTCCATTGTGGTTCATCTACTACATATAAGTGCTCATTACCTGCTCTCTGTTGTGTCTCTATGTAATCAGACAAGAAGTCATTGTCTTGATTTTTAGATGATGCAGTTATAAGCTTTCCATACACTTCACCATTTAATCTGAAGGTACCAGAAATACGGGCATTAGCTGTGTCATACATGCCCTTCATATGATTCTTTGCTTTATCTATATCCTTTACTCCCGATTTAGCAAAGTTAGTCTCGTCCATTACGCAATTATGCGAGACCATGTAACTACCATTGTCTACTATTATGAAATTATGGCAAGGCTCTACATTGACTACATCGTAAACAGGAATAGGCGAAAGATATTCTATACTCTTTGTTGACTTAACATGTACAACTTGTCGTCGAAACGGCTCTGCAGAGTCTATACTAACATCAACAATCAATATTTCATCG